GTTGCCGACGTCGCAGTCGCGGCATTGCCGGTGATGTTGATTCCCCAAGTGCCGGACGCGCCGCTGCCTCCAAGTGATGGGCTATATGACGTGTAGTTGCCGGCATGAAGGACTTGGTTCCCACCATGCTGAAGCGATCCAGCGGTTACATTGATCGTGCTTCCGCTAAACTGCATATTTGCGGCGCTTGCAGCAACATTTAGCGTGCCATACGTGCCGGTGTCTCTGTTGTAGACAAAGATATATCCCTGACCGGACGACATTCCGATCTCTGCGGCTTGCCCCGTAGCGGCTCCGCCGCTGTACCATCCGGTAAAACGACCCTGACCGCCTGAAGATATGTCTCCAGAAAAAGACCTCTGGGATGTGGTCGCGGAGTTACCGCTGATCGATATGCCCCACGTACCGGACGCACCTGTGCCGCTTAGAGTCGGAGCGTAAGAGCCGATGTTCCCGGTGTGTATGTATGTCTGCCCAGCATCGGTCTGCACGCTGCCCCAAAGCCGGATAATTCGACCTCCGTTTGCAACGGTTTGTGTACCGACAATATTTAGACCGGAGCCAAACAAAGCCGCGCCAATCTTTCCGTCGTTTCCGTCACTCTGGTTCGCGTGACCAAAGCGGATATTCTGCCCAGACGTTACTTCAACGCTTCCAGTCAGCGTCCCGCCGGCTAACGGCAAATAGCTCGTCGCGTTGCTCAACGGCGTATAACCAAGCGCCGTAGTCACGTCACCGGAAGCAAGTGATGCACCGGTCGTGACGCGACCCTTCGCGTCCACAGTGACCTTGGTGTACGTGCCGGCAGCTACTCCGCTGTTGGCGAGCGTGAGCGCAGTCGAGGAGCCGGTTGATCCGGACCCTGTGACATCGCCCGTGAACGTCAGTGAGCCAGAGATTGACGACGTCGAAACACCGGTAACGTGACCGGTTGCATCCACGGTAATGACAGGCACTGACGTCGAGGACCCGTACGAGCCCGCCGTAACGCCGCTCACCGCATGGCTGATCGCGCCGCTCGTTGAGTTGTACGAAATCGGCGCAGTACCAGACAGCGCGCCACGCGCACGGGCATTGGTGAAGTACAGATTCGTGCTGCCTTCCGTGACAGCATCCGTACTTCCCGGGGAAGCAGAGATCTCAACGTACGCCGAGCCAGACCAGCGGTAGGTCTTGTTGGTATCGAGCGTGACGTAGATCTTGCCGGTCTCCCCCGTCGCCGGAAGCGCGGCTAGGTTAGCCCCTTCAACTACGTCGTCAACGTAGGACGGCAGCTGTGCAGACGGCACTTTCCCGCTTCCGTCGAGCGAGGCGTAGCCATTTGCCACCCCCTTGTTCGAGGCGGATTCTTTCTGACCCAGCTCGGTGTTGATGTTCGTGAAGTTATTGTCAACTTCAGCGTTGGTCAGCGGCGAACCTTTGCCTGATCGAGTGGTAATACTAGCCATGCTGGTTACCTAGCGAGAAGCGAGAACGGAAGGGCGTGAGTTACACGCCCGCCGATTAGACTGCGGACAGGGTAATCGTCCAAGTCACCGTCATCGCGTCATCAGCAGCCTTGTTCACCACTGGGAACACGGTGCGGCAAAGCATGGTGCCAGCGGTCGAGGCATTGAAAATGCCAGCTTCCGTCACGGCGCCAGTCGCATCACCGGCCTCGAACGAAGACACGTAAACAACCTGGTTGTTGTTCGCGCCAGCGATCGTGGTCGAGTCAAGCGCCTCACGCGAGCCAAGAGTGCTCACGAGATCGCTCTGACCAGCAGCGGCTGCAGTGGTACCAGCGCCAAGCGCCATGTGCGACATGACGGCCTGCGACGTACCAACCATACGGCTGATGATGTAAGCAAGGCCGGTGTTCACCACAAGGTTGTTGACCTCGCGCTGATCCTTGACGTTGCCATCCTTGTCCCGAAGGACAATGTTCAGCCGACCCTTAACCTTCAAACTCTCAAGAGTGTTCATCTAAGACCCTCACATCAAGTGAATGAACGAGAACTACCAACATAATCCTCTGCGAAATACGAGAAATCGCAGTAACCCTGCGACCGTAGAGTTCCCGAACTATCTACGGATACAGAGTCAGACTTTCCGGGATCGAAGCTCTTGAACGAGGCATCGGTAACCTGGAAGAAGTCGTCGAAATATTTTGAGTGCGCTTTAGCGATTTGTTCAGCAATGTCTATTGAGTTTTCGGGTGATCTGGAGAACGATTTTAGGATGGCAATAACGTCTTCAATTAGTGCAGATTCTGATATGGACTTAGCAAGATCCCAGCTGTCAGAGTCGGAGGTAACCGACTCGTCAGATGAGGTCTTGCTAAATCCAATAGCTGTAGCGTCCGAAGCATCAGCGCTATCGCTAGTCGGCTTATCGAAGGCATATGAGTGCGCGTCTGAAAAAGCGCCGTCGTCTGCGAGTAACTTTTCAAGATCAAATCTATCTTCGTCACTGAACACGCCGGCGTCGTCCAGCGCTTTTACCAGTTCGCGAATTGCGCTATCGGCGGCAGCAGCAGAATCAACGGACGACTTCAGAAACTCCTGAATCGCCTGGTCTGCTGCTTCAAGTGACTCCGCAGTAACCTTTTCGAACAAGCGAAGATCTGAATCGGACAGTGAAGCTGTGTCGGCGGCTGGCTTTTCAGTCGACAACGCCGCGAGGTCAGATGCGCCGGAGGCGTCATCAAAGACTCTCGTGTAATTGACCTGGCGATAGAACTCATCGCTAGCACCAGCAATGTTGCTGGTCTGCTTGAGGAAAACCATCTCCTGGTCGTCCTCAATACTTGCTTCTCCGTCTATGTCGTCGGTTGCAGTTACGCTGTCTGATACCGGCTTAGTAATAAGACGTGAGCTATCGTCAGACAACGTTGCTGCATCAAGTAGCGTCTTTTGTATAGCCACCGAAGCATCGTCAAGGGCAGCGCATACGTCAGCAACCTGCTTAGCTACAGACAGATCTGCGTTTTCTAGCACTGCTGCAGCATCTGTAAGCGCCTTAGCAATGGTGCGCGCGATTGCATCCGCAACCTTCGGGTTCTCTTGCACGCCTTTCGCAAGCGCATACAGACGAACATCGGACAACGAAAGATTGTCCGTCAGCGTCTTTGCAAACGTCGCCGTCTGGTCGTCGGTAACAGAAGCTTGATCAGTTAGAGACTTGCCGACCGACGCTACGAACCGTTCAACAACGTTGAACGCGTCCTGTAGTTGCTTCTGTATTGACCGGGAGGCTTGGTCCGAAACCGTAGCCGCATCAGAGCGATCAAGGACGAGGAGGAAGATTCCGATCTCGTATACGAGCTTTATGACACGGGCTTGCACTGCTGCGGCGAGAGTGCCCGCCGTAGCTGTTGCTTTGAGAATGCTCCATGCCGCAGTCAGCTTCACGCTATGTCCTCTCGGACGCGGAATTTGAGCAGGTCATAGACCGTCTGACGGGCCCCTGTATTTGACCAATAGACTTCTACTTCGCCCTCGTAGTCACCAGCCGGGATATTCAAATCACCGGCTTGCCATACGATCAGGGCTATACCTTGGGCCGCTTGCTGCTGGTTGATCAGCAACTGCCGTGAGAACAACGCGGCAGTGCCCCCAACATCGCGAAAGTGCAGGGTGGCAGTCGCCCCGGCCAAGTCGATCGGGTCGCCTGTGCTTTCATCGGTGAGCGTCACGCTAACTTGAGGATAGGTGTCGCCTTGAACCAGTTTGATTCTCTCAGCCATCCTAACCCCTACTCGTATAGGTTGAGGTGCCCCGCGTGATATTAGCAGGGGTAATACCCGATTGCACGATCGTCGTCATAGGCCGGATAGGTAGAGGGCTCTTTCGTCCTGACGACGCTTGACCAGCCCCGGCAGGACCCGACCCCCTGCCTTAGTCCACTTCATAAACTCGTCAGCGGCCTCTTCGAACTCCCCCCGGTTGGTCTTCATCCGCAGCCCACTGCGCTGCAGATTGCCGAGGCCCACGTTGAAGCTGAAGGAAACCAGAGCGTCGAAGACGCCTTGGCGACCAACAGCAGCAGGGCAAAGTCTGGCCACGCCGCGCTCAAACCTCTCAAGGTCTTGAGCAAGAATAACGTCCACCTCTCCCATGCTGATGACCCTGTCCCAGCCAGGGGGTATCGGTAAACCACGCCGCTCTTCAAATGGCACCCTCCCGTGAGCTGGGTCGATGACGTGGCCAACGCCGACCGTCCACAATAGGGCAGGGCAGCGGTAGGGCTTGGTCCTGACCCCCTCGTGATGCTTGATCATCTGGATTGCAGCTGGGGAGACTTTCACTTTTTGTTGAAGGCCTGCGTACCGAACCAGAAGGCGATGATCGAGGACAGGATCAGCATTTCGTCGTCCGAGAACACGTTCTCCATAGCGACGGCAAACGGAATCCCGGTGGTGTATGCATACCAAACACCAGCGATGTTTAGTGCTACTAATTCCAAGACAAAAATGTAAGTAACGACCGGTCGGACACTAGCCCGAAGGTTGATCATCCACTGGCTCGCGCCCTTGCCGATCTCGATGTCGTGCTGATACAGAGCTTGCCGCTCTTCCCCGGCAGTCTGAGTCTGTATCTGCTCGAGCTTGATCTCCTCGACCCTAGCCTGAGCAAGGAACCCCTTCTCGGCGAGGGCGAGCTCACGGTCCTTCTGGGCGGCGACCAAGGCGAGCTCGTGCTTCTTGTCCTGCCGGTCTTGGAAGATCGTCAGAATCTTCGGCAGACCCCCAGCCAAGAAGGAAAGAAAAGTCGAAACCATGGTCATCATTTGGAGGCCCTCACAACATCATCGCCCTTAGTCACAATCACATGGTCGCCCTCGACGTCGACGCGCATCGGTTGTTCCTTGCGGTCAAGCTTGTCGAGTTTTGCGACCAGGCTCTTAATCACTTCAAACTCTGGTTTTTCTTCCTTCTCGGTAGCGCCGGCGATATTGCCGAGCATTGAAATGAGGGCTGTGAGGCTGGCGCCAAGCAGACCCATAACTGCTGCGATCTTTTCGTTTTCTAGCATCAAGCTGGAGCCCACGCCAATAACGACAATGATCGTTATGTACAGCAACCCATACTTGCCGATCGCTTTCCCTGCTACTTCCTTCGCTGAGGATTTAGCCTCGAGTCGATTCAGCTCGGCCTGCATTTGCGCCTTGAACATCTCTAAGTCTTGCTCGCTCATACCTCAACTACCTCTCTTGTTAATGAGGTCAAACAGCGTACGGACTTTTTCCTCCAGTACGGCTACGCGGAGGTCGAGCTTCGAGAGCACGATGATCAGGGTGATTACGGCGAGGATTACTGGCCATGCCCTGACAAACATTTCAAATGCGTCCATTTTTGCCCCCTATTACAGCTGGTTATAGATGGGCAGCAGCCGGTCCTTGAGGGTCCGGTCAACACGCCAACCATTGGAGAACGCCTCGTCAACGGTCTCTGCCGTTGGGCCGAGGAGCGTGAATACGGGGCTCTTCCCAAAATCGGCGGCTTGCCCGGCCATCATCGGAATCGCCATGGCCCCGTGGAATCCAGAGCGGTCGTAAATTTCGGTTACATACTCCGGCCAGTCCATGCGATCTGACCGGAAGTACTTAGGACCGGACTCAACACCAGGCAGCAGCCAGGCCAGGCCGTTCTTCGCGTACTCACGAAGCTCTAGCCCAAGCATGGCGAGGGGCATGGTGGCGACTGCAGTGAGAGCAAAGATGCCGACCGTTGCTCTGATCGGCGTGTTCGGCGACTCCATCAGCCTTGTGAGGGCTTCTCTCTTGACGCCGCCCAGGATGACTTTCTGGTATGAGTAGAAGTACTGCTTGAGCTGCCATACCAACGCCCAGTGCGGGTCCGATGCCCATACCGGGCGCTCGGCTGCATTCGGGCGGAGGATGGATGACTCAACAAAACGCTGCAGACCTTGCTTGACCTTCTGGCCTTCGGGCGTCGTCATGCGTCGCCCGTTCTGGATCCAGGTCAGCACGTCTTCTCTGGTCAGCCCGAGCTCACGCAGGTATCGCTCAGATCTCGGATTGTTGAACTCGTTACGAGCGTGCTTGGTAATGAACTGCACGCCCATACCAGCCGCAAACTCGCGGGTGAAGTTCGTGAAGAAGTTGAGGCCGATCACCCTGAAGTACGCGTCCGACATCTTGCGCACCTTCGGGTCCATGTAATCCTGCTCGGCTTCTGTCACCCAGGCGTTAGCAACGGTCTCGTTAGTGACGATACCGATGTCGCGAGCAAACTGAGCCGCCTCTTGGCGATTTTTAATCGTCGCCGCAAGCTGCTTGAACCCTTCCGTGATCGAGCCAAATTCCTTTGACGTGATAATTGGGCCAGCCAGGTCGGTCAGCGATGCGATGGTTGCAAACGGCAGAATCGTGATGAACTGCAGGAACTGCCCCCAGCTGTTCACCTTGCGCCACATCGGGCTGAGCGGCTTGGATTGATAGCCGAGATACGTGCTGATGATCTCTTCAGCCACGGCCCGATCTTCGGCGTTCAGTCTATTGAGCGCCGCGTCGAGCATGCTGTTGCCGTTAGCATCCTTCGTATGACGGTCGAACTCGACTCGCTTTACAACATGCCGTATGTAGTTGATGAACGCTTCATTGGGTTCTTGCAAAAAGCCAGCTTGCTGCAGTCGCTCGCGCGGAATGCCTTTTGTCAGCTTAATCGCTTGAACAACGTCCGACGCGGGGTTCGTAGGGTCAATATCAATCGGTCGATCATCAAGAACTGCCTGCTGAACGCGGAGCAGCTTATTCACGGAAGTAGTAGCTACGGAACGTGATACGCCATTGGCTACTAGCAGATCTATAAACTCCTCAGCCCTACCGTAAACCTCCATCAAGTTCAGAGCTACGGGGAAGTAGTCTGCTTGCCGATTGATATCCGTATTGGACGGCGCGATGTAGTCTTCGTACAGACTGTCTAGGAACCCGCGAATTTCGCGAGCTTTACCAGTTAGTTGGGCAGTCGGTGTCGAGGTAGCGGCTTCTTGCATACCAGCGATTACCGCCGGGTCATCCATACCGCCAATCTCCAGGGCAAACTTGTTCTGCAGCTCGTTGTTCTTGAGAGCTGCTGCTCGAAGCATGCCAAGTCGTCCCTGCGAGCCGTCTTCCTGTGACCGGACGTAGAACATGTCGGCGACTTGATCCCCGGCGTACATACGAAGCACGCCGTCAGCGGTACGCACGATCTTCACGAGCGGGCGTATGTTGGGGTTCTTCAGGATCTGATCAATCCTGCCCCTCCAGTGCGCCGCCAACGCCACGCCACCATTCTGAATGGCCATGTCGTTTAGCTCGTATGCGAACATCTTCTCGGTAAACCCGAGGCCGTTCTCCTTGACCTGGTTACGGCGGGACTCGAGTACCGAATCCATGAAGGCCTCAAAGTCTTGATTGAGGCCCTCCGCGTAACGCTTGCGGAAGTTCTGGCTGGCGGACCGCCACAGCTTGTTGAGGCTGGAGACAAAGTCTTTGAAGAATTTCTCGACCATGTTCTTAGCCTGGCGGTTCTTGTACCGCTTGCTAGCCCACATGGCGACTTGGTCCGAGAACCACTCTTCAAAGCCAAGATCGAAGCCGTACTTCTCGCTAAGGCCTTTGAATGTTGCAGAGTTCTGATACGCCTTTACGAGGCGATCACGAAGCGCCTTGTTGGACAGAGCCTTGTCGCGCTCTTCCTTGTAAAGGCTGTGACCGATCTCGTGCGCGGCGACGATTGCATCCTGGAGCACGTTACCGGACTCGCGCAGGATGATGACCTTGCCGAACTCACCAGAGATGTGCTTGCCGAATACGGAAGGCGTCCCGCGCATATGCGAGAGCGCCAACTGCACGGCGGCAAGGCCCTTCGGAAACATCTGCTCAAGCTGGCTGGTGCTCATCTGATCGAGCTGAGCAAACGAGAAGATCCGTGGAGGATTTTTTAGATTCAACACTTTGAGAAGATCGTCGATGATCTCCTGCACCATGTTGTTGACCGCTGCCGTGAGTCTCTCTTGAGCTCGAGCAGGATTGACCGTACTCGGGGCCGAGCCGCTGCGCCGGTCAATGGCCGAACGCGGAGTATCAATGTTCATCCGCGTAGCAAGCTCGTCGCCCTGTAGATTGCTTCCAGAACCGCGAGATTCGTTCATGCGGTCGGACTCAGACTGCCCATCTGCAACTTCAGTCGGTCGGTCTCCCGCCAGCGCTTCTGCCGTGAGCTGCCGTTGGCGGTCTTCCTGCGTCTGTTGACGGAAGCGCGGTGAGCGGAACAGTGTGTTCAGAGAAACGCGGTTAGCTCCGACGACTGCAGCAGTAACGTTGCCAAGCTGCTGTGGAATGCGCGCCTGGTTTTTAAGAATGGACTGCCCGTCGATCTGGACGTCGTATCCTTCAATGGCGAGATCCCCAAGGATTTCTAGCAGGCCCGCCCGAGCAGCAGCTGTAGGAGCGATCGAAGTGTCGCCAGTTCTGCGATCCTGGCGCAGCATAAATCCAGAGCCTTCACGACCCTCGATCAGGCGCTGGCCAGCAGCAGTCAGATCTACCAAGTTAATCGCCGATGCCTTGCCATCTGGACCAACGACTGCGACCCGAGAATTACGAGCGAACTTACTCTGTTTGGCGCGCTGGATAGCAGCCTTTAGGAACGACTGAACATTGAGCTTGGTTTCGTTGCCCTTCGCGTCGATCGACCGGAATAGGTCGCCGAAGTCATCTCGAACGAGCTGGTACCCACCGTCCGGTGTATCTTCAATGGATACAGCAGAGTCTGGGTTGTTGCGCTGTTCAGCTACCGCTGAATTTAGCAGCGCCTCGGTCATGCCTCCAAAGCGAGCGCTGGCCCAATCGGTGGGGCCAAACGCGGCTTCGAAAGCCGCACGAGCCTGCCCCGTGTTGTCGAAGACCCGATTCGGATCGGCCTTGCGGCCATACGCACGGACAATCGTCCGCTGGCCTTCGATCGATTGCATGCCCTGACCAAACTGATCTACTTCAGACGCATTGGGATCGGTCGGATCCACCTGGCCGTCGTTAGACTGTTGGTCCTGCATGCGGCGCAGCTCTTCCTGCTGATCCGGCGGAAGAGACTCAAAGAGTTCGATATTACGAACCTCTACCGAACGCTTGCGGCGCTCCTCGAGGGCCTTCTCCACAGTGGTTTCGCCAATACGACCACCAGCAGGAGTGAGCTTTCGAGCAGCCGCATACGCGGCGGGGGCGTTCTCTTTGGTCGTTACTTCCTCAGAGATAACACGGCCCTCTTTATCGAAGACCTGTACCACCGTGTCGCCTGGGTCGCTTGCGCTCTTTACTGCGCTGTAGCCGAGAGCTATCTGCAGCGACTTGTCGCTCGCGCCAGCGGCAATGACCTGATTGACGATCCCGCGATCAGTCGAGACGATGGTCCCACGACCCGGAATGAAAGCCGCAAAAGCCAGATTGTTATCACCGCCTACGGTGACCTGCGTAGGTGCGTTGGTTCTAGCTCTAAACTTAGGAGCATCGCCAGCGACCCAGACGGAATTCTTTCCGCTACTACTATCGACCATCGCCCGCAGCTGAGCTTCGATATCGCTCTCGGGCTCCGGAGTAGTATTACCGGAAAGAACATCGCCAAACTGCTCGCCATCGATACGCTGGTTGACCCGCTGCTCGCGGGCGGAGTCCAGCATACGGCGGGCCTGGTCATAGATATCAGCGACTGCGACTAAAGCTCCGCGCCCACGCTCTTTGACGCTTTCTGGCGCATTCGCGGCAGCATCGAGCGCACCACCAACTGCGCCGCCTGCAGCACCTGGAGCGGCACCACTAAACCAGCCAGTGAAATACGCCTCAGATAACCGCAGCTTCGCGTCTTCAGCCGTGAACAGTGGATCGAGGTCGAAACGATTAGCAACGCTAATACCTTCCTGCGCAAGTTCAGTCGTCGATTCAATAGCGCCGCCCTTAAATGCGCTCTTGCCAACCTGCTTTGCAAAGTTAGCAAACAGGCTCCCCTCAATTGCAGAGCGCTTGAACGCCTGCTCTCCGAGGAGTTTCAGGAACGCATATTCACCACCTACACCAATAGCGGCTTGCGGCGCTGCAATCGCAGCGGCACGGAACGCACTCGACTCATCGAGTTGTTGCCCGGAATCGAGGCCCTCGGCCAGGTTGCTACCGGCCATCGGAACGTACTCAGCAGCCAGTGCTCCGCCGATAGCACCTCGCTTGAGCGTATCGCGCATGGAGCCATAGGCTAACTCGGCAATCTGCTGCTCAGTTGGGTCCGCTACGCCTCTAAACGTACGGTCCACCGAGTCTTTAATTAGGCGCTTACTGACTTCTCGAGCCGTGCCGGAAAGCACTCCGCGACCAACGCCAGCTACCAGAGCACCTGTACCAGCGCTTGCAATGGACAACGCAGCTGAAGGTACCGCCTGGCCGCTCTTTGCAACCTGAGTTAGGAACCCATCCAGCGTGGGCTCATCAATGAATTCCGCCCATGTCTGAACGCCATCTAACGGAGCAGCTGCAAACTCCTCCCGCAGACGTGCGCTTTCAATGGCGCTGGCAGCGGCTTCTTTGTCGCCGGTAAGCGTATTGAATAGCGCGCTAAAATAGTCAACGTCAGCTCCAAGATTCTCGGCCCCGGCCTGGACAGAACGTTGGAACGTCTCGCCAAATCCGGATAGACCAGTATCTGGCACCGCATTTGGCGTTAGGCTCTGGTCTAAGATTGTCTGCTGGACATCCTGTCCTGCGTCAGCAGGGCCTCGAGCATCAATCAACTCAGCGAAGTTATTCCGCTTCGTTGACCCTGGACTAAAGAATGACTGGAACGGGTCTTGGGCCACAGTTGTAACCTATGGTCGGAGGGCCGATCTGTCATACGCAGCTCCGGCAGTCGCCCTTGCTGATGTGCTCGGGTTGAAGTTCTGCTTGTTCTGGTTAACATCAGCCGCCTTGATCAGGATCCGATACAGGCTGTTGTCAGCTGATTGCACAACAGAAGCCGGAATGCCTTCGTCCGCGACCAGCCCGTCATCGCTGAGGTAGAAGAACTTCTGCGGATTGCCCTTACTGTCCTTCTGAACTCTGACGCGGGCGAGACTGAAATCCGTCATGCTGGCGACGTCTCCAGCGTCCGGTCTGAAGAAGCTAAGGACCGTTTCCATAGGACCGCCAATTTCCTCGGCAGCAAGGCCAGCCAACGCCAAGCTGAGTCCCGGATTCATGGACAGAAGCAGCGCATTTGCTTCCGCCGGGTTCTTGTCCGCCAAAGTGGAGACCCGGTACATCATATTGGGGGCAACTGTGCGCAAGAACTTTTTGGAGGAGTCTGCGCTCAAGGTGAACTCGTTAGTCTCTGGATTCACGAACGTGGCCTTTGTCTTGTCAATGAAGTCGTTACCTTCTTTGGCAAGTTGATCACGACGTGTGATGCCATCTTTCTCTAGTCCACGCAGGAACTCGGACCGCCGTTGCGTCAGCTCCCCCAAACGAATCCGGTTCGCATCTCTCGAGGTGATAGCGTTGATCCTGTTCGTTTGAGCGTTGAACGCATTGATCTCGTTAGTCGTGCGGCTAATTTCCTGCGCATCAAACTCTTGGCGGGTCAAACTTACCGAGCCGGCCGGATTGTCAAATATGTTAGAGATCTCCTGCGCTTTGGCCGCACGTATGGTCGGGTCCTTCTCAACGGCAAGAATGACCGCGCGGGTAAGGGCACGATCACGGTCATTCAAACGCGCAAGCTGTCTGATGTTAGTAATGCCCTTGCTCTGTAGTTCACGCTGAACGGCGGCGGCAGTATCCGGAGTAACCTGGATCTCGCCGCTAGCGATTGCACGGTCTACCTCAGTCGTCGGTCGTCCGTCGACCTTGGCAGCGACGGCGGTAATACCTCCAGCAGCAGGCGGCGCTTGGTTACCAGGAGCAGGAGCGTCTCCTCGAATCCGGGCTAGGCGCTCATCTCTGCTGCGTTGAGCATTGCTTGCCGCGAGATCGCGTGATCTAGCAGCAGCTTCGTTTTGCACATCAGCCTCAACCTTGGCTCTGCGTCTACGAATATCAACGTCCGCATAGCCACGGTTCAGCATCACGTCTTTCAGATAGGTCGCGGTGTTCTCGTCGCCGTTGCGGACAGCAATGTCGTAGACCCCAGCAACTTCCTCGTTGGAAAACGCCTTCGGATCTTTGAGGAGTGCAACGGTTTCGTTGGTCCCTGCGTCGCCAGCACCAACAATGTTCTTCGCACGGTTGCGCGTGACCCCCTCGAGCTCCGGAGCGAGGCGCTTGTACATGCCCTCCAGCTTCGGATCCACGGCAGGTGCTGCAGCGGCGGGAGCGGCAGCTGCAGGAGCAGGCGCTGCTGGGGCCGCAGCGGCGGGCTGACCGGACGTAGACAGGGTGGCGTTACGGTTTGCGCGGCGACGGCCAATCGGTCTACCAGCGGCTTCGTAATCGGCCTCTACCCGATCAAGAATTTGGTCGGTCTCCTGCGCGTTACCAGACGCCGCTCCAAATGCATTCACCAGGGCGCGACGCGCTCCTGGATCTGGCGTAGCAGCCAACGCCTCGTTGATGCGGCCTACTCGATCAAACTCTTCATTACGAGAGGCGTCCGAGTCCGCCTGGTTTTCATAGGCGCGGAATATAGTGGGGCTGATGCGGTCATTATTCGAGAGAACTTTTGTCTTGTAATAGATATTGGAAATCCCAGCGAGCCGATCCGGTGTGAAGTTCATCACCGTGGAGTCTGAGTTGCTGGACCCGTCGACGGTTACGGCGCCTTTTGAGCCGTCCTTGTTTCGGACGGTGATCGCGTAGTTGCCGTCAGGTAGAACCTGAAGAGACTCTGCAACCGAGCCCGGCGGAAGTTCGCCGCTTTTGTTCGCAATGTTCAGGGCAATCTGCGTGGCAACCTGATCGCCTTTCTTGATGCCCTCTGCCATGCGGGCTGTGTCTATACCCATCATGTCGCGGGTCAAGTAACCAGCGGCGGCCGTCGCATCAATAAATGAGCCGTTCTCTCGCTTTATCTGCTTGTCTGTAGCCTCAGCGTCCAGAATTCTCTGGCCAGCTTCTTGAACGCCTACTTGGCGATCGAGAATACCCAGCCGGCGCTCTTCTTGCGCAAGCTGATCCTGAGCAATTCGATTGCGCATCCGTTGAGCGCCTATTTGCTGAACGCCCTGGATGCCAGCAAGGATTGCGCTTCCGACATCTTCTGCCATGGCTAACCTCTAAATAGCGAAGGCCAAGATGGCCGCTGAAGCAAGTGATCCAATCGTGGAGTACGTATTCGCCTTCGATTGAGCTTTCGCTTGCGTGTATGCGTTATTTCTGGCGGTGGCGTCGGCTGCAGCAGAGCCGAGCTGCTGCTGAGAGGCCCGGTTCACGCCCTGACCAATGTTGATGAGATCCGCCAGCAGCTTGGTATTCGACTCTCGCTGGGCAATCTTGGCGTCATTGACGGCCTGAATACCACCGAGCGTGTTGGCGCGCTGCAGTCGGAGGGCTTGCTGCTGCCGCATATCTGGAGTCAAAGCAACGCCGAAACGCTGAGCGTTACGTGCTGCTACGCCCTGGGACAACGTCGACGCCAAGCCCACGTCAGTGCGCGCCTGATCAATCAGCGTGCGATCAGTCTGAGCTTTGTTGATCAGTTGCTCTTCGTACGCCCGATAGTTTTTAACGTAATCCAAATACTCTTGACGAGTAAGGTCCGCGTACGCCTTTTCGGGGTCAGTTACAGTGGGCAGGCCGGGCGTATAACCACCGGTCGATGGCTGAGACGCACCGACAGCACCTGGAGGCAGCATTGCCCCGCCAGGCATAAAGCCATCTTGAAAATACCCAAGTGCAATATTTTCCATGCTTGTCACCCAAAGAACGTGGAGTAACCGAGCCTTCCTCTAGCACCCTGTACCGGAGAAACAACCGATTTACCGTTGAACTTTTCTCCGGTGGGCGCAACCGGCGTGAAGAACGAACCCTTCACCGGATTCCCTGCAGCATCTACGCCGCTAGTCCCCATGTTGTCGAAGCCTTGCGCTACAAGTGTCGACCCGGCCTTAACCGCAGCAGCCAGCTTCGCCTGAGCGACGTCCTCTTTGGCCCTAGCGCGGGTGAGCGCCTCGGACGTGGCGAGCCGGCTGGCCGCAGCCATGCCGCTTTGCGCATCCGCTGCTTGCCCGCGAGCAGTGCCCAGCACGTTCGATTGCATTGTATTCTGAACGTTCTTGGCCGAGGTGTTGGCCACGCCGAGCTGCCCGCTCAAAGCCTGGGATACGTCGCCAGACGTGTCCGACCGGTTGAGCGCCGCGTAGTTTGGCGTAGACAACGCCTGCATTGTGTCCGCATTGGCGCGTCCTCGAAGGCCAGACTGAATATCTTCAGTCATGGACTTGTCGCGCATCTGCTGCAGCAACGGATCGTACTTCTGTTTGAAGTAGTCGTACTCCGCCATCGCTACGGATGCGGATGCCTTCTCAGCCTCGCTCGCCTGATAGCTCTGCTTCTTGGGTTTACTCATAGCTCTCTCGTATATACCACGGTGTCCAGGGTCCAGCCGTTGCTCTCAAGGTGGCTCATCAGCCCGAGAAACGGAGACCTGGTCTCCAGGTAGCTGTACCCTGCTTCTCGTGCGACGCGCTCAAAGAACGACTGATACATAGACACCAAGCTATTGCCACGCTCTTTGGCCCATGCAAGCCAAAGAAACATCGTCTTCCGGTCCGTGAAAGGATCGATCTCCGTAGTGGAGATTACGAACCCCTCACTAGTCGTCCACAGTACAGCCTGCTTATTCACACAGGCTGCGTAGACATCCTCTGCGCGGTAAGTGAGGGTCTTCGAATTCCGAAGAATCTCCTCAACCCCGCGCCTCACCCAATCCCACTCTCTGCGAATATCAGAGACGACCGGCTCAACCGCCGCTGCCGTACCTGTTTCTCCGGCGAGAGAACGGTGAGTGGATTCCGCCATAACCTACCTTCCTGGCGATGCCAACGTCAGCGTGACGAGCACGCCGATCGGCTACTGCGATGCCTTCGTTAAACAATGATCCGTATACCTGGGCGCCCGAGTAATCCGTCCACTCCTTGCTGGGCAAGCGCAGAAGACGGAACAGCGCACCGTTGACGATGGTGTCGCGGTAATCCGACATCAACTCATCATCAGCAGAAAGCGACGTCTGCGTTGGCTTCAGCTGCACACGCAGAATGGTGCTCGACACCTTAGTAGCGTTAGGTACAGGCACGAGCCAGAACAGCGACTGACTGACTTTGACGAAGTACTCTGGTGACCCGCGATTCGCGGCGTCGCGCCAGCTTGGCTTGCGCTGCTCCAGTAGGTTCGTGCTGATCGGCTCGAGGTCTTTGCCGTCGTACACAGCCCACATGATTTTGTGGACTACGGTGTCTGTCGGTGGCTCGAGATCGTACTCAAAAGTACCAACTCGCGTGGTAACCGGATCGAGCTCAGCCTGAAGGACAGGCGCCTTCTCGCAGAGTTCGATGGCCGCCGCTCGAATGTAGTTTTCAATAAGCGTGTCAGGGCATCCCGGTACCATCGGGATGATCTCTGGCAGGAGCGACTCATAAAGAGTTGCCATGGGCTCTTACCCCACTGCCGCTGCGATTGGACGCTTGCTGTCGTAATTCGGGGTCGTCAAGGCGTCGATCTGGCCCTTGCCAGTAATAGACGCGGTGAAGAGCTGGTAATGCGACGCGGCGCGCTGCTGATTACCGGCGTATTCGGCATCCTTCATGTACGCCATATACAGCACATAGTTCATGACTGCGTTGGCGTAGATATCGGGGATGTCGAGGTTGCCGTTCTGGGTAACGGTCGTCGGGTTCGCGGAGTAGATGATCTCAGCAAACGCCGTGTTCGCCGCAGCAACCCCAGGGTAGACGTAGAAGTTCCGTGGGTTCTGCTCGTCGTATATGTAGTGCTTAACGACGGTGCCGTGTGCTGCGTCGCCAGTAATCGTCGGGTTATGCCAATCTGGCGTCTGCGCGTCCAAGATATCACGCTGAACGATACGAACCGCACGACGGCCAAGGCCGTTGGTTGCAGCAGACATATTGCGGACTACGCGCAGCAGCGCGTTGCCGTCGCTCGGGATTTCCTGCTTAGTGCCTACGGCCAAAGTGATCGTAGTGTTCTTCGCGGAAGCGTCAGGCTTGAGCAACGCAATCTCGCGCTGCGCATCGTTGACCCAGAGAACGAGTTCATCGACAACCGGCCAACGAACACCAGTAGTGTCCTGCAGTGTCTTTTGAACCCGGTCGATTACGCTTTGTACGGTAACGGCCATGGCCTACCTCACGATTTGATAAACAAATCCCAAGCGGCCTCGCGGTCTTCGGGGCTTACATTTCGCCCGACTACGCGGTTAATTGCCGAGGCTTTGGGCGTTCCATCTGCTTTAAAGTCTTCCGGGTCGCCCACTTCGCAGAGCTTTTCGATCCCGGTCATCACGTCATCGAGGCTTTTTACTTCCTCAATTTCGTCAACATTCGGATTTTCTTTGGACACAGGGGGTGCTGCCTTGGGTTCAGAACCCACTTGACGTGCCCCAAGTTGGAGGGCGATGAGGCCGATCTCGTCGGACACCTCGCGATCCTCGCCAGGAAAAAACAGAACTACTGCGCCACTAAGCGTGGCAACTCGAATCTCTTTATCGGAGACAACCTTCACGAGTGCTCCTCGTCAGAAGTGGGGGCCCCCTCCGAAGAGAGGGCCCCCTATGCGGCTTACTGCGCGGTATCGAGCGCGATCACGCCGAAGTCCTGGACGGACCCGTTGTAATCGGCCTGATACTTCGGCTTACGGAGACCAAAGATCTTACCAATCGAGATACCAGACTGGTTCTGGTAGTCGAAGGTGTCTTCCACGATCTCAGGCATGCCGATGTCGGCCATCGCGAGAGCCTGCGCACCACAGAACAGAGCACGCGCGCCAATAACGTTGGCATTCGCACCCCACTTGTAGCCAGCAGCGCCAGCGTTCGCCGCAGTGCCAGTGGTCGCGCCAGCGGTGTTAAACACATGGCGGAACTCGTGCACCATCACGCCGTCGACCATCAGCGAGCTCGAGCCAGCGAAGAGCTGGTTGCTCGGACCACGCACCGCCGCGTTACGCACGTTGGCGAGGAAGTCCGAATCGAGCTTGAGCGAGGCCATCTGCTGCGGGGTTACGAAGAGGTGGAACACCTCGTCGTTACCGGCAGAGCGGATGCCACGGATGTAGTTGTCCTTGGCATAGGCCTTGAGGTCAACGATGTGGCGATAAGCCAGCTTGTCCGAAGCCGTCACAGCGGTCGTGTCGCCGGCAACGATGCTCGTGCCAGAAACACGGCGGTGGCGAGCGCCGGTCGGAGCCGACACGTCAGACGCGAACTCGAGGTTCGACAGGTTCTGGCCGGCGCTCAGGACCGAGCGGAGACCGCCGTTGGTCTTGTGCGTATAGGCCACACCAGCGAGGGTGAGGAACGCGAGCTGGTCCATGCGGTCAGCCATCGCGTACGCGAGGGCGTCACGGCTCTGCTCACGGAAGTTCACCACGCTCTTCTGATCCGCGAGGCGGCCGGCAATGCGGTTCGCGAAGCGGAGCTGGTCGAGCTCGATGGTGATGTCGTAAGCGCGGAGCGCCTCTTCGTTACCCTCGAGGGTGCTGTCGCCGGTCACGCCGTCGCCGCTCATATCGGCGAGGAGGGTGATGACGGCCTTCGTGCCCTTGTCGGACTTCGTCAACTCAGTGACGCGCTGAATCATCGCATTCGAACCCGAACCAGCGAACTGGTTCACGAACGACATATTGCGGGCAACCCGCCAGAAATCGCGGCTCCAGGCAGTGAGCTGTTCACTGGTCAGTGCCGCAAAGTTAGTAAGAGCCATTTGGCTTCTCCTTTAAATTGCGTTAACCAAAACCCGTACCGCACTATGCAATACGAGCAACACAGCCGACTTCTTTGGTGCGGCTAACCCGTTCCCCCGTATCGTGGGGGCCCGACTTAGCGCGTGTTCACGAGACGCGATCTCGGCGGGTTTAACGCCTACGCAGGCGAAGATCGAACGTTTTTTACGTGTGCGACACGGCCGAGTATCGTCTCGGCGGACGAGTTCAGTTGTAGATTAGCAACACTAATACTAGTTCGCAACAGTCATATCAATTCTTTCGCATCTTTCGAAGAGTCAGTGCAAGACGAGCCCGTTGACCCGTCTTGCCCGACTTCTTGGCGGCGGCTTGGAGTTTCTTAACGGGGATTGTCTCCCCTTTCTTGACCCCCATGGACCGCCGCAGAGCACCTGGCTTCTTAATCGCGTCCTGGATCCAGTTGCTCTTAGCCATGGTTAGTACATCCCCATGCCTTTCTTCGCAGCCTTCTTGGGGGCCTTCTTGCTCCCCCCGTGTTTCTTGCCGGGCATCATGGAACCGTCCGGCATCTTATGCATCGGGCCCTTTGCTTTCTTCTTCATCGCTTCTTGCCTCCTTTGGCAGTTTTTGCAGCCGCTCGGAAGTTAGCTGCAGTAGGGGCTCCTTTGGAGCCGGGTTTACGCATCTTCTCGCCGCTGCCCGCCGCGATGCGGGCCCTCTTGCGGCGAATGTTTTCGTACAAGCCTGTCTTAGCCATCACCACTTCACCTTGTCAGCCCAATAAGCGGCCGACATTTTGCCTTTAGCGATGTTCTTGGCGTGGCGCGCCTTGAACGACTCCCGGCGGTTACGGTAGGCCTCGGACTCCCCCTGTTTACGGGGTGAGCCGCTGACGCCTTGCTGTCCAAACCGGATGGTTTTCACCTGGTCGCCCGACTTAGCCACGACAACGTGGCTCTTGGTCGGATGACTGGGGGTCCGCTTCGGCTTGTTGTAGCCCGACACTCCGGCTCGGGCGAGCCTTGGGTCGCGGCCAGCCATCAGATGACGTCTCCGCGCAAGCGCTTCAAGGTCGCAGCGGGGAGGGCGTTGAATTCATCCTCGGTCAGCGTCGAAATGTCGAAGGCCTTCTCCCCACGGGCGGCAGAGCTCTCTCCGGGCATCTCTGGCGGCTGAGATTCAGCAGCCTTCAGCTTGCGGGCGACCTCAGCGCGCTTTTTGGCGACCTCGTCGACCGTAGACTTCGGCGTCGCCGTGGGCGCCGCAAGAGCCGGCTCCGAAGAGCCACCCATATCGACCAGGCCGTACTCGCGGATAACAAATTTTGCCGCCTTCGACAGCGCCGCGACGGGGTTTTCGCCCTTCACAATGAAAGCATCCCGCAGGTCGATGACCTCTTGGGTGTACTTTTCATTGAATTCGGTACTCGACCGGTCAAATACCGGGAAAGTGTTCTCGAGCTCAGCTGCTGCCTGCTGCAACGCGGACATCTGCTGGCTCTGAGTGACCTTTTGCTCGACTTTTTGAGTCAGTTCAAACTCAAGCTGAGTCCGTTCGGCCTTGCGAATCTCGGCTCGGAGCGCGGCAGCCTTCTCGTGCTGCCCATCGAGCACCATATTCTGGTACTCGACCTCTTTCGCCGCAAAATCGTATGAGTCTGGCGCTGTTTCCGCCGCAGTTTTTGCGGCCATTAGGTCATCGAGCTGCTTTTGAAGCGCCTTCTGCTTCGCCAACACCTCGTCGAGGCGAGCCTTAGGCACCATCTTCTGCTTAGGCTCAGGTTCCGGGGCCTTTTTGACCTCAACTTCCGGAACTTCCGCAGCTGGTTCCGGAATAACCGGCTCAACCGCAGCCTTTTCAGGCTCAATTACTGGTGTTTCTGGGGCCTCGGCGACCGGTTCCGTGGCCGGTTCCGCTTGAACCTCGGCCTTCGGCTCCTGGCCGAGACCAAAATTGAAGTCAAAAGCCTGTTCGGGCGGGGCTTCAGTCGGGTCTGCACCCGGCATAGCCTCGAAAACAACGTCCTTCTTATCATCAGCCATAGTCAATCTCCTATTGTGGCGTCATAGGCCGCACGTTTGAGGTCTGGATAGGGCGCGGCGTACCCTGGTTCTGCGTCTTGGCGCTTGTCTGCATGACCGTTGCTGCAATACGAGTCGCTGCTGCAGTCTGCTGCTGGCTACGACGCGTTTCGTTGGTGAGCGATGCAAGCTCACGCCGCAGCTCGAGCTCGCGCTCCTTGAGAGCGATCTGAGTCTGCAGCTCCTGCATTTTGATCTGCGGCTGAACGTCGGCAACGTCCTGAACTTTGGCGATGTTGACGGCTGCTTCGGTCTGCAGCTTCTGAACTTCCGCCTGCAGTTTGGCCAGCGTAAGCTGAACCTGCTGCATGGCGAGCTCTGCCTGCATCGCGTTGGCTTCCATCTGCTCCGGAGTCTGCTCGACACCAGTCGCCATGCGGATGCGCTTGGCAAGCTCACCCTTACGGGCGAGGTGGCTGTACTCAATGATTGCGTCGTCCGGGATAGCCACGCCAACCTGACGCAGATTGAGCGCCTCGGCGAACTGCATCTCGTCGAACGAATCGCGCGCCGGAGCGGTGGAGACAATTACGTCGTACTCGCCAAGCGTCAAATCATTGACCACCCGGCCTTCGGGCGTCATCTGATTGACGACCAGCGGCTCACGCGGCTTCATCGGATCACTTTCATTCGTGATCTGAATGACGCGTTGCTCGGTGTAGAAACGCTGAACCAGGTTCAGCACCTTCTCGGCCAGGTACTGCCGCGTCTTACGCAGATTGTCGAGCGGCACCTGGATCATGATCACGCCGCGATTCTGCTTCGCCTGAATGGCGATGCCAGACACCTCGGCGCCATCTGACCCAAGCATCGAGTCATTAACACCACTGATGGTCTTGATGTTAAGCGCAGCCTTCTGGCTGATACGGTCGAGACCTGTCGGAATCTGGTTGGGCTGAATCTTGAGCGGCGGCTGCGAGCCACGGTTGTACTCGAGCACGAGCCCCGTCTCTGCGCCATGTTCCTCTAGATCGTCAGCAGTCATGCCAACAAGTGAACCGCTCTCAACCATCCAGCCGCTGTTGGCGGTGGTGTTGACGATGTGCAGCTCCTGGCTCGCGATCTTGTTCAGCTGCTCCTGCGGAGACAGGAGGTTGCGCACCATGCCGAAGGGACGCCCTCGGCGGAAGTACGCAAAGTAGGGGACCAGCGTGAAGTCCTCATACGGTGACCAGTCGTCGTGAAGAACGATCTTGTCGCAGGTTACGGTCCAGCGGACCTTGCGCTTGATCTTACTAATTATCCCGAGACCGTACTGCTTGGCAAACTTCTTCGCCTTCTGCTCCGTCCAGTCCTCAGGGACCTCGCGCTGATCGCCCGTGTTCGGGTCGACAAAGAAATCTGCGCGGCCCATCTTGCGGTACTGCCGCTCGATGACACGAAGCGCTTTGATGTTGCGGTAGTCGTCCTTGCCGGGGATCGCTGCGCCCAGGTAGTCCTGGGACGTGTCAGTCTTGCCGTAGCGAGTCTCTTCGTATTCGATCGAGTCGCGACCGAAGCCGTTGCCATTCTCGGCGACGAACCGTAGCGCTTCGGCTTTGTCTGCGCCGTAGAGCTCCTCGATCTCGTCGAGGGTCATCCATTTAGTTTCGAAGACCTCGTTCCATGTCTTAGGATCGTACTCCTTGGCATCCGGGTCGACGAGGATGTCTATCGGGTCTTTAGCCGTGATACGTACTTCGCCCTCTACGTGATCGCTGAAGTCCATGCGGACATCGAAGTACCCGCGACCGTCCATGATGAGGCCATCGCTGAACACCTGCTGCTCGACCCAGTCGAGCTTGTTGTTGTCCGCGATCTGCATGTAGAGCTTGGTCAGTACGACCGCCACGTCCTGATCACCGCCACGGCGCGGCTTGAACTGAATGTCAGCACGGCGCGTGGACTGTTCTCCGAGGACCGTGTTCACGGTCGGGAGAATGGTGTTGATGGTCAGTGCCGGACGGCCCTCGGCCTCCAGCTTGGAGAGATCAGCCGTGTCCCACTGGTCGCCGCGATAGAACGCGTCGCACTTCTTGGCCATCTCGACGTACTGCA